GGCGGGGTTTCCTGATGGCCGCCCGTCGCAAGGCTGCCTCAACGCCCCCCGCCGCCGCCGTCCGGCTGGATTACGACGCCACAAAGACGACAGGACGCCGACGTGCACCGTCAACCTCAGTCGTCGCTGAACACGTCATGTTGCCAGACAGCAAGCGCAAGAAGCTGCTGGCGACGGTGCAGGACCAGCAGCGCAACGCATCCGCCGCGGCGTGGATGATTCGCCGCCACCTTGACTACGTTTCAAAGTTCCGCTTTCAGTTCCGCACCGGCAAGGACGCCCTCGACAAGGTCGTCAACCGCCTATTCCATTGGCACGCCCAGCCGCGCAACTTCGACATCGCCGCCCGCTTTGGAAGGGAAGAGATGTTCCGAATGTTTGAGGCCGAGAAGGTTACGGCGGGCGATGCCGGCATGATTAAGCTCGCCGGCCTGATGCTACAAGCTATCGAGTCCGACCTTATCGCCTACCCCAAGGTCGGAAAGTACAACCCCAAGACAAAGCGGATTGACCCAATCCCGAAGGCCGTCTTGGACAGCGTCAACAAGGATACCGGCGTCGTAATGGACCCCGATCGGCCAGGCCGTGTGGCGCAGTTTTGCATTTGCAGCCGCGGGCAGGACGGCAAGTCAGTTGCGTTTGATCACCTTGAGCCAGCCGAAAACGTGATTTTCGACGCCTACTGGACGCGGTTCAGTTCGCAGGTCCGCGGAGTTTCACCGCTTTCAACCGCAATCAATAGCATCCAAGACGTTTACGAGGGGGTTGACTTCAACCTCGCCAAGGCCAAAGTTCACGCGCTGTTCGGCATCGCACTTATGCGCGACTATGCCGGCGCAAGCACGCCGGGAGAGGCCGCAGCAGAGTGGGGCGCGGCGTCTGGCGTACAGGGTGCTGAAGGCGAGGAAGAAGGCACGGAGCTTATTTCTGCAAAGCTCCAAGAGATAAAGCCAAACGAAATGCTCATGCTGGACATGGACACGCGGGGCCGGATCGAAACGGTGGAAAGTAAAACCCCGTCGAGCGAGTTCCGCGAGTTTCAAGAGCTTGTGCTGCGCTTGGCGTTTCTCGCCCTTGACATCCCCTATTCGGCGTTCAACAGCAAGGCCACTTCATTTAGCGGCATGATTGCCGACCAAAACCTCTACGAAGTGTCTTGCCGATCCAAGCGCGAGAAGAACTCTTGGAAGCGCAGGGAGTACAGCGATTGGTTGCTTGAAACCGTTTGGAACGACCCGAAACTTTCCGCCGCCTGGAACCTGAAACAGATCGCCAACGATGCCGGCATTACCCGGCTCCGCGAGCTACAAGAAGAAGTGGAATGGGTTCCAAGCGGCTTTCCTTGGTTGATGAAGGGGCAGGAGATAGAGGGCGATACAAAGGCAATCGCCATCGGGGCGGATAACATTATCGACTCCTGTACCCGCCGCGGCTCAAACTTCTTTGAGAACATAGACAAGCAGGCCGAGGCCGAAGCGTATGCCAAGGAAAAGGGCGTTGCGCTTGTCAAGGGACTGCCTGGGCAATCCGTCGCGCAAGACATGATTGACGGCGTGGAAGAGAAAGAGGGCGATGATGAATAAGTGGCTTTCAACCGGGTATCTTAAATCGAAGCCTGAAGGAGCAGTTGATCGCGAGCGTGGAATCATTCCCGGCGCGTTGGTCGTCACGGAAGGGGAGGCAAAGGGTCATGGAGTGTTCCTCGAGGCCGAATTTGTTGATGAAGTTATACGCCAGGGCAATGAAGCGAAGGCCGGACTTAAAGCCCGGTTCGGACATCCGAACATGTGCAGCACCGCTCTCGGTACCTTCCTTGGACGCTGGAAGAATTTCCGCAGAGACACCATTACCCGCGACGATGGATCGCAGGCTGTCGCCGCGAGAGCCGACCTGTTTTTGAGTCAGTCGGCAAAGGATACCCCGCACGGCGACCTGTATGAGTACGTTCTTGGGATGGCCGAAAAAGAGGGCGACATGTTCGGCACGTCAATTGTATTCACCCCCGGCGATGGATACCGCAAAACGAAATCTGGCAAGAAGGTTGTCAGCGTTTGGGAGCGTGACGAAAAAGGCGGTTTGGTATTCAACCGAGACGGCCAGCGGTTGTTCAGGTGGATTGATGAGAACGGAAAGGATCACGACCCGGCCGCCGATCCTGTCATTGAACGGGATTACGCCGTTTGCCAAAAACTCCACGCTTGCGATGCGGTTGATGATCCGGCCGCAAATGACGGCCTGTTCAGCCGCTTTTCGCAGGAAACCGTTGCCGGGCAGGTGACTGAGTTTCTTGACCTTCACCCTGAAGTTTTTAACGCCGTTGCAGATCACCCCGAAATCCTCGGGGCATTGGCTAATTACGGCGACCGAGTGGATGAGTTCATCCAGCGGTATCAGGAATATAAGAAACAAAAGAACGGAGAAACGAACATGGAATCAAACGACACGCCCGGCGCGGAGACGCCGGAGACGCCGCCCGCCGCAGAGCCGGAAGGTACTGTTTCCACAACGGAGACAACGGAAACTCCACCGCCCCCGGCAACCGAACAGCAGAGCGACGAAAGCCGCGCCGAGTTCAAGCGCATGTGCGCCGACTTCGGTCAGGAGATCGCCGCGCAGGTGTTCGCAGACGGTGGCGGGTATGATGCCGCCCGTGAAGCCTATTACAAGGCCATCGAAGCGGAGAACAAAGCCCTGAAAGCGCAAGTTGCGGCCCTGCCGAGTGGCGGGACTCCTGCGGCTTTTGTCGTAGGGGACAAGCCCGCAGAAGTTGACGAGAATGGCGTTCATCGCCTGTTCCGCCAAGGGACGCGGCGAAACCGATAACATAAACGAATAAGAAAGAAAACACCATGGCTACAAACGAATCCAATACCCTTAATGGGTTGATCCAGATCAACGATCTGAATCTCGCAGACATCAACGTCACCGACCTCCTGCAAGACGCCCCCGTTTTGCAGCGGATGGTGGCCGTTCCCGCCTCGCAAGGCGGCACGCTCCACAAGTACATCAAGCAAGTTGTCGCGGCCGGCGCTTCATTCCGCGCCGTCAATACCGGCGTTGCGAACGCGGCCCCGCAGCAGGAAGACGTTGAGGTCGTCTGTAAGTACCTCGACGGCAGCTTCCAGCGCGACATCGCCATTGCCGACGGTTACCGCGGCGGGCGTGCGGCGTACATGCAGAATGAAACCAAAAAGGCTTTGCTGGCCCTGTTTGCCGGCCTTGAGAAGCATATCCTTCAGGGCACGGCGTCCGGAATCAGCGGAACCGGCTTCAACGGGCTTGCCGACAACTCGTTTGTTTCCAATCTGCACCAGAGCATGGTTGTGAACGCGGGCGGAAACGGCGGCCGGTCTGTTTGGCTGGTTCGCTCCACCGAGGACGATGTGGCCATTGTGGCGGGCAACGACGGTCAGTTGAAGTTCGACTTCGACCCCGAGTCCGTGCAGTTCCTGATTACGGACACGACGACCGGCGCGGGCTACAACGCCCTGTCCGTCGCGCTGGGCGGCTGGTTTGCCGTGCAGTACGGCAGCCGGTACAGCCTCGGTCGCATCGCAAACATTGACGGAACCACCACACATGCGCTGACGGACAAGCTCATCGCCGAAGCCTTGAGCAAGTTCCCCGCCGGCCGCCAGCCCAACGTCATTGTTATGGACCGGACGAGCTGGTACGAGTTGCAGGCGAGCCGCACGGCGACGAACCCGACCGGTGCGCCCGCCCCGTTCCCGACCGATGCGTTCGGCATTCCGATTGTCGTGTCTGAACACGTCAAGACTGATGAGTCCGCGCTGGTGACGACCACCACGACCACCACGACCACCACGACCACCACGACCACCACGACCACCCCGGGATAATCAGCCACAGCCAAGGGGCCGCCGTCGCTACCTCCTGGCGGCTGCGGCCCATGGCCCCCTCACCAATGGGCATATTCTCCAGATCCTTCGAGGTGATGTTTGCCACGCAGCCAACCATGCGGGCCCGCCTGCGCGTCGGGCGCAAGCAACTGGACCGATGCCTATGCGGTCGTTTCGATACAACGCGAACGAACACGGAAGAGGGTCAGTTGATGGCGGTTGCGTCGTTGATCAAGGTACTAGAGGCCGATTGGGTTGAGGCGTTTGGGAATGGGAAGCCGGAAGGCCAGGCGATTTTGTTCCAGCGTCCAGGTGATGCTGGGTGGAAGCCCGCGCGGATTGTGGCCGTCAGCGGCCCCACGGACGGCATTTACGGCCTCACCCTTGAAGCGGAGTACGCCTGATGCCCGTAGCCGTGTCAATCGAGTTTCCCCGCGCCGACGTGGACGCGCTGTTCCGGCAGATCGACCGGGCGCAACGGTCCATCGGCATGAGCATGGGGCAGGCGGTCAGGACGGCTGCTACAGCCGTTGCCGCGTCCATCGGGGCCAGTACGCGGGTTGCGCCAAAGCACAGAGATTTTAGGGAGACGGGACAGTGGAGCGGCAACCGCAAGTTCGATGAAAAGCGCGGCCGGTTTTATGTAAACCGCGAGTTTGAGGTGACTAGCTTGCAGGGTGGTGTCCGCAAGGATTTCCGCATCTGGGCAAAGGACAAGAGCGCGGCCAAACGGGACAAGCGCGTCATCATCGGACGCCGTGGGTTGGCCAAGATGGCTTGGAGAAGCGCGGCGGCGGCTGCCGGCCTTGCGTTGCGCGGAATCGGCACACAGGGGGCAAGCAGTTCCGCCCGCCGAAAAGGGGATCAGTTGTCATACGGGCGCGGCGTGTACCGGGGTGACAACCCTGAGGCCCGCCTTGTCAGCCGGGTCGAGTACGCGACCGCCGCGCTACAGGGCGGCCCCCAGGCCGTGGAAACCGCGTTCGCCAGGGCCGCCCGTAACATGGAGCGGCAGATAACAGACAAGGCCGTGAAGAAACTGGGCGCGAAATGAACACCGCCGCCGCAATCGAGATCGCTGTTGCCGCCGTGTTGCGCCAGTTCGCCACGCTGGGCGAGGGCGTAGTGGTTCGCCCCTGGCAGTCGCTGGCATCCGACCCGACGTGGAAGAAAAGCAAGGACCGCAGTTTCCCAATGGTGAGCGTCCAGTGCGCCGCCCCCGCCACGGAAGACGGCAACCCGGCAATCCAGATTGCCACCTGCCGCGTCATCTGCGGTACGTGGAACGATGACGATCAGGACCATTCGCAGGTCCGCGCCATGTACGAAGAAGCCGAGCGCGTGCTGATGGAGCTGTTCGGGGCGTTCCGCAAGGGAAACGAATCGGCGGA